GATGGTACTAATGACCCAGGATGTGCATCAGGTCAGGTAACTCAGAGAGGGTATACCATGGGTGGTGGTCCTGGATCTGTTCAAAGAATGAATTTTATCACTGAGATGTGCACTCGTCTTGGTGGTGGTTTCAGTAGTGGTAGTGCTACTGGATCAGAAGGAGAATTTAGATGCCACTGTTTTAGTGACACAGGTAACGCAAGATATGTACAGTTCAGTAATGAATCTGTTAGCTCCTACTCCTTGAGTGGATGGGGTGGTAACGGATGGAAGAAGAACCTTTCGACTAAGTGGGGTTTCTGCTATCATGGAAACGGTAACAATGTTACTAGACCATGGTTGAAGTTTAATGATACTAACAATACATCTATTGGTGGTTCCTTTAACCAAGCAGATATTTCATCTGGTGAAGAGAACATGGCAATGGGTCAGGACTGGGGTTACTGCTTAGGTAACTATGCATCTGGTGCTGGTAACTATCAGAACAATAGAACTTGGAAACGTTTCCATGCTAATGACTCTGATGTAGTATTAGGTTTCAAAGCTGAACCTAAGGGTCACCAAGGACAGTCCTCAGGGGCATGTGTTACTGGTGCATTTGCAGTAACAGGTATGAGGTATCAGTAATGGCAGACGATTATTCCAGCAATGGTTACATTGATTATGTTGCACCAGAGTTTGCAACAAAACAAAAAATAGATCAGTTATCTGCTACTATTGAAAATATGCAAACTGAGATAAATGTATTGAAACAGCGGGTACAGACTTTAGAAGATGCCTGATAATAAACTCTTTATTGAAGAAAAGTCTTTCGACGTAGAATGGAAGAAGAGAATTCCATCACATCTTATTGAAGATGAGGAATTTCTGCGTCCCAAATATGAACCATCACATCCTTTAGAACTAGAAACTAAAAAGTTTACTAAGGATAAAGAGCTACTCAAGGAAGGATACATCTATATGATGATCCATGAGGATGCCCTTAGAGCTGCAGACATCAAACCACATGAGACAACGTACTTTACGTTGTTTAATTTTTATAATGTTTCTACTATCAAAATGAATAAGATAGTGTTTGAAACCATCAAATCTACCTTTAGAAGGTATGTGGAAATTGATGAGAAAGAATACACCACTGGAGTTAAGTTCCAGGGTGAGATTAGAACACACTTCAAAGACTATGAAGCTGTGATGCAAGATGATGGATCAATGGATTATGAGAAGATCAAGAAGAAAACTGTACCTGAGTACATTGATCTTGCGGTTTCTTTCATGAAGAAACAAGCGATCTTAGTTATTGAACATGAGTTCGATCTAAGATTCAAAAACTTTAAGAATTGTTGCGATGTAGAGTCTGAGAGTTGGGTGTACCAACTTGAGGAAGCTAGAAAGTACAAAGAGAACGAGGAAGCTAAAACTCCGTTCCTAGATATATTATGCATGACAAGAGGTATGCAGAAGGATGAACTCGTAAAAAGAGTTCTCCGACACCATGATAAATACCTTATAGATTATGCCTCATTACTTGGCAAATATCATGCTATAAGATCACAGTTTAAAAATTGTGATAATATGTGGAATATGAACATCTTGTATGAAGATTACTTGCATGTTGGTATGCCTATCAAACAGGGTCAGAAACTTGGCCGTGTTGACGAAAATGAACAGCGACTTGATGGAGATTTAAACTATGGCACTTTCGGATTCTGATAAACTTTGTAGTGAATTAGTTCTCAAAGATAGCGAAAAGGATTGGGTACAAGCTGCTTACAAATTAGAGGGTGGACAATCGAAATATCAGAACCAGAACTTTGTAGTTGGTTCTCAGATAACACCATATAAGAAAGTACAGCAAGCACTACTAGAACTTCAGACGAGAGATAACACTCGTGTGGAGGTTGAGTATAGCCTGAAGAAGAATGAGATTGCAAGGAAAAAACTTGAGAGAGAATTAAAGGATACAGAGGATCCTCTCGATATAGAACTTCTTGAGCTTGAGATACAGAAGTCTGACTATGATAGGTCTCTGTTCGCAGAGAAACTTAAGCATGTTCATCGAGAAATGCAAACTTTCATTGATGAACTAGAAGAGACTGTAGATCCTAATAAAGGTGTAGAGTATTACCTAGACACTAATGAGGAAGAAGATAGGAAGTATTGGCAGAGCAGGATGGCAAAACAAGCCGCCTGTGATATAATAGCATTTGGGCATATTGGTACTGGTAACATGGATTCTATTATGAATCTACCAGAGCAAGACCAAATTAATATATTCTCTGGTGCAGTACATCACTCTGCTCTTATTGGAGCAGGTGTTCGCCATATGACAAATCAAATGGAGGGACAAGTTCAAGGTCTTCTCCAAGGTGAGAAGTTCTCACCACCACAAATTAATGGTTCGGAATTAACTGACGCACATCCCCCTAAATTACCTGAAGTGAAACATGACATCCCAAAACAGAAAATCCGTCTTCAGTCTTCCAATTAATCCTAAGATTGATTCCAAGTATGCAGAGACAGTTTTTGTACCTTGGTTGAAGAAATACAAAGATTATATTTGCGACTTATATTTTACATGTAGGATGCCACCCTTCGATCAAGATTCGATGGGTGATGTTTTCCAGGGTGATACGAGACAGCTTTTCTATAATGCTCAAGCAATATCAGAAGATGCTGGTGGTATACCATTATCTGCGACATTCAATAACATATATGTAAGACCAGATATGGAACATCTGGATCTGTTCGTTAAGAACTTTGCTCAGTTGTATGAGCAGGGTATTAAGATTGTAACTATACCACATACCAGTTGGGTTACTACAGGTATATTACAGAAAGAATTTCCAGAACTAAAGATTAAGAATACGATCCTTAGGAATGTTACTAGAGCAAATGAAGTTGTAGCATTAGCAAAGATAGGATTTCATTACATCAATCTCGATAGAGATTTGATGAGGGATAGAGAAGCATTAAAGAAAATAAAGAAAGCAAAAGAACATTGTGCCGAGATTGGTAAACCTGTAGAGATATCTCTATTAACTAATGAAGGTTGTTGGGGTGGTTGTCCTATGATGGATGAGCATTATCATTTTAATAATACAAGGAATGAACAAATCCCTCAGTATTTTAATGACCCCATTAGCACACACTCATGTTCTCAGTGGGATATTGAAGATAACTCTCATGCATTAAAAGCTGCTAACCTACCACCATGGAGAGAGGATTGGGAAGAGTTTCTTGATCTTGGTATAGATATATTCAAGATGCATGGTAGAGAGAATGCCATGAAGCTTCAAGAATCTATGGATATTATTGAAGCATGGGCAAAACCAAAATACCCTATCTTACATGGTGAGTTTAATGATTATATGGAGGATCTCAATATTCCCGATAGTCCTATTGCACTATGGAGAGAGAAGATAAAGACATGTGAATTTGATTGTTGGGATTGTAATTACTGTGAGAATGTAGTAAACTCACATCTTAAGAAGCAGGAAAGACCAACGGAAACAGATCCATATGTTCAAAGAGTACTGGACGCTATAGTTGCTGGCAACACAAACTCCTCTAACTTTAATCCTGAGAAGTATTCTATCCAGGGTCTTTCATCAAATAGGATAAGACATTTCCTCAATAGTCTTTGCTCATATGATGATGCAGTATATCTTGAGCTTGGTACCTTTACTGGTAGCACATTCTTTGCTGCTACTATGGGCAATAAGTGCAAGTGTATTGGTGTTGATGATTTCTCAGAACCTACTGTTCGACCAATGGTTGATCGTGGTATGTGGACAGAATGTGGTAACCCATATGAGTACTTGGTACAGAATTGGGAGAAGTATGAGAATGGTAATGCTGCATTCGTTAAGGGTTCTGTTGATGAGTTAACTGAAGAAGACTTTGGTGGTGCAAAGCCAAACGTATTGTTTTATGATGCAGATCATGATATAATACAACAGATGAACAACTTAAATCATCTTTTACCTTTCCTTGCTGACAAGTTTATACTTGTTGTAGATGATGCTAATTTTGATGGTGTTGTAGAGGGAGCAGTTACTTGGGCACAAGAGAATAGCCTTCAGTGTTATTTTGAAAGGAAAATTCTAAGTAGTGTAATTGAAAGTCCAGTTCATTGGTGGAATGGCATTCATGTTATGGTACTTGAAAGAGATCATAACATTAAGAAGTATACAAGTGGTAATTAATTATGTGGTATATTATGTTCTGGACAGCAATATGTATGTACGTCCTTTTTAGGGTTGGGGTATTTAAGAAATGAAAGTAATTGATCCAGCTATACTCAGAACTCATCATCCTAAGAACTGGGAGGTTGAGCAGATTCATATTGGAAACTGTAAGAATAGAATTATTAAGATTAAGAACTTCTTTGAGGAGCCAGAACAAGTACGTGCATATGCTCAAGCAGCTGAGTATGTGAATACTGTTGGTGGTCAAATCTCGAATTTACCTGGATATGTTTGTAAGTTAGGTAATATATCAAACCAATTCATTCCCAACTTAAAGTTTGCACTAGCAACTTATTTTGAGTGTGGTAAGAAAGTCATGCTTCAATCAGAGTTCTCTCAATTTAATTTCCATATGTATGAAGTACAGGAGAAATGTAGGATGTGTAGTCTTGCACCACATACCGATGACACTCATTATGCTTCTGTTTTATCTTTAAACTTCAATGAAGAGATAGCAGATGCTCAGTCTGGTACAGCTTTCTGGAGAAGTAAAGAGTTCCAAGAAGAGTTTGTTTCTTCTGATAAAAATTATAGGGGTAGTAGAATACTTAATAAGATAAATGCGTATGTTAATTTTGATCCATCACAGTACAAATCAAAGGATTGGGAGAGGTATCATGTAGAACCACATGAATTTAATACCCTTCTATTATATGAAGGTAGACTATGGCATTCGCCATACTTTAGGCAAGAAGGTTGGGGTACAAACCGATTGACTTTCAATGCATTTCTACACTAAATAGTACACTTATCATTCTAAAATATGGACGCTGAAACAATGGTGAAGGATTTCACCGAGCAACTAAAGGAACAGAAAGCAACAATCCTTGAAATGGAAAAGCAACTTCAAACTCGTAAAGATCAAGTATTGAGATTAGAGGGTGCTGTAGAAGCTTTACAGATGACACTCAAGAAAGAGGAAGAGCCTGATGCCACTGCAGAATAAGTCTTCTTCAATAGGAACTTCAAGTGAGCAAAGACAACAGGAACATGTAGACTCTAGGCAGTTTCATGTTCCTTTTAATGGGACTATGGAAACATGTCCATGGAAAGTGGGTGATGTATATGACACTAGACCAATTATTTCAATAGGGGTTACTGAGAATGTCTATGGACATTCTTATCATCTTATCGTAGAAAGAGATAAGACTCACCTAAGAACTAAATTTCAATTTGATTCAAAGCACGATTTAAAGTTTAGCAAACCTGTGGAAAGGATGACAGGTAAACCTGCTGATATTGACAAGTATTTACTAAAAGCGGATTTGTCTACGACTAAATAGATCTGAAGGATAATACTGTCAATTAGAATGAAGCGTGTAGTCGTCAGGATAGCTGATAGATATAGTTTGGATTCAGCAGCTGCAGGGATCCTAAACGTCTATGGGTATCTTACTTTTGTTGCTTCATACAGAAGCTTCTCAATTATAACCTTTGATTGTCCAGAAAAGTATGAAGATGGACTTCTAGAAAGGTTAAGAGCTCTCTCTGTGGTTAAGAAGGCCACTTGGGATGAAGATAAGTTTTCATGTGACCCAGTAGATACAGGTGCTTTAACAGTTTCTACTAGTGGATCTACAAGTCAGAATACATCTGGAGAAACTAATGCTTCTTCCAATACTAGAAATTTAACAGGAAGTGGTTCTGGTACCATCTACGTTAAGGTACAGAATATTTCTGGACAAAATTATTATACATTCTCTTCCAGTTCTGGTGGTACCTATTCAAGGTTCGCAAACCAAACTGGATTTTTGCAAGGGGCAACATATACATTTGATCAGTCCGATGCAACAAATAGTGGGCATCCTTTTAGGTTCTCACTAACTCCTGATGGAACCCATACTACTGGTGGTGCAGAAATGTCCACAGGTGTAACTGTTGCTGGAACTCCAGGTACAGATGGCACAACTGAGATAGTTATTGGTACTGATACACCTTCTATTCTCTATTATTATTGTACTGCTCATTCAGGAATGGGTAGACATAGAGTTGCTCCAGATGGATTTGGTACAGTTAACGTACATGATTACTGGCATCTAGATAGAATTACAAAACAGGATAGACAATATTTAAATAGAACTTTTAGTTACAACCAATCAGGTGATGGCGTTGACATCTATGTAATTGATACTGGTGTTCGTGGTGCAAGTAGACCAACTGGTAACAACGCTGCATTACATCCAGAACTATATGACCCAGACTTTGTATCTGATTTCAACGGTGTATCTGAACAACAGAACTATAGGGTACATGAAGTAACAGGATTTACTTCATCCTTTGCTACTAATGAAGATGATAACGGACACGGTACATATTGCGCTATAACTTCAGCTGGTAGAACAGCAGGTATTGCAAAGAATGCAAAGATCTATGCACTGAAAGCTTTTAATGCTTATTTGTCTGGATCTTATACTAATATATTAGCTGCATATCAGGCAGTTATAGACCACAATGATTCTGGTCATGCCAATTATAAAGGTAATACTAGACCTGCTATTATTAACTCATCCTTTGGTCCTACTATACCAAGTGAAACATATCCTTATGTTGAACTGAATGATAGTGGAGATGACAGTGGAACTGACGAAGAAATGTTAGATGACATTGAGGGTACTATTGCTAGTACTAATAATTTAATTATAGTCAGATCAGCTGGTAACGGTTTCAAGAATTATAGTGATGTATTTGCAGGACCTATTCAGGGTAAGTGTATTGCAGGTACTAGAACTGCTGGTTATCCAGACAACTCTACAGGTGGTATTAATAACGTAGATGCTAACCAAAATAAAATTTCTGTTGGTGCTACAGAGTATAATGATAGATGGGCAGACTTTTCCAACTATGGTTCTGGTGTAACAACAGCTGCTCCTGGTGCTAAGATACTTAACCCTACGTATGATTGGACTGCAAATACTCCATATACAAGTGCAAGTAACTATTCAACAATAAGTGGTACATCATTCTCTGCTCCTGTCGTTACTGGTATCATTGCAGCATGGTGTGGTAATAATGGATATACTTTAAGTACTAATCAATTACCTCAGTTAGCTAAAGCATTTGTTAGGGATACTGATGGATCTACTGGAGATATTAGAAAGGGTGGTACTGGAAACTATCCGACCAATAGTATTCAAGATAAGAGACTAATTGATAACCCATTTGAAACTACTAATGGTTCTGCATTCCTTATTGTAAAATTTGATCCAGCTGATTCCGCACACTTCATTGGAAACGTTGGTAAGAAATGTCAGTTAAGAACCTCAGGATCAACTGCTAGTATGACAGTTGGTGGTATTGATGTTGCAGCGTTATCTCAAAGTGGATGGTTAACTATTCAGGCAGAGGATGCTGTTAATAATAGTATTACTATTCAGAATAGTAGTAATGCTACTGCTGGTACAACTGGTGGTGGTACTGGAAACTATCTTGCATTAATAGATCCCGAATCAAAAACTCATGAAAGTATTGATGGTGTTGTATCTACAGCAACAACATTAAGATCACAGACAGACGTACAAGAAGCTGCTGGTACTGGTACATATACTAATGTCA